TCAAGCTTTTCTTTAATAAATGAAAAACAAACACCATCTAAAGCGAATCTAATTTTATCCTTAGAAACAGCATACATAGTTTTAGTTATTCCTTTTAAAAGTTCTTTACCGCTTATTGATACTGCTAAATCAGATGGATAACTTTCTGGCAATGGAAAATCATCAGGTTCAAAAGTTGGTAGGCTGTATTTTGTTTTGCCTGATGTGATTTTTAAAGTTTCTCCGTCTGTATAAAGCAAGGCTTCATTTTGTGCTAAAACTTTTGATATATCCGATATCTTTTTTGAGTTTACACAAATAGAGCCTTCTTCTTCAACATCTGCAGGAATCGTATAAGAAGTATAAACTTCCCAGTCTGTTCCGTAAACTGTTAGCTTTCCATCTTCAGCTTTTAATAAGAAATTTGTCAAAATAGGAAGTGCTGCTTTCTTTTCCGATATGACTTTCTTAAACGCTTCTTGCAAGTCTTTTTTGTAAGCAAAGAATCTCATCTGTTAATACCTCCTTTAGGTTTTTCTAACCTTAAATCTTTTTTACTCTCAATTTTTATGTATTCGCAATAACTTCTTAATCTTGACAGTAATGGCTCTGGGAATTGACTAAAGCTTTCTTTGCTGTTTGTTGTTATGTATAAAGGAATGTTTTTACTCTCAGCATAATAGATAATCTGAGTTATTAAGTCTACTTTTATGTCTTTAAGGTTTGGGAGCAAATCATCAATCAAGTATGCATCGTATTCTTGAAATGTTTCAAATGCTTTTGTGTCAAATAGAACTGTGCTGATATACAGCGGATTGTTTATTTTCCAGTATTGCAAGAGTTTAGCAATCTTCCAAGTGCAGGCAGTAGATTTTCCCACTCCTGCCATTCCTTCTAAGACAGCCCCGTTTTTCTTTACTTCTTTTATTTTCTTTACCGCTTCTGTTTCTTTTATGTTGAATATAGCATCATTAATAAGCTTCTCTGGAAATTTGCCAGCAAGCAGAATGTCTTTTATATGTTCTTTTGTGCGTGGCTTTAAATATCTTCTTACATTTGATATTGTATATTTTTGATATCCATCTGGATAAACCCAAAAACCGCTATCATCTTCTATTATGTGAGCGTTTGGAAAATCTTTTTTAATGCTTTCTATGCTTTTGTATATTCTCATGACTCACTCCTAAAATGGAATATCTTCGTCATCATCTTCTTTAGCCCAGTCTTTCAGATAAAAATCCTTGCCTCTTTGATTTTCTGGAGATGCCCAATCTTTATTATTGTTTGATTTTTTTATATTTGGCAGCTGGTTTCTGAAGTTCAATAACCCGTTCCATTCTTTTCTTGATTTCTTGAAGCTCTCGTAATCTCTCTTTAACTGCTCTATATCTTCATTGTTTCTTTTATAGATATGTATCAATTCTCTTAAATGTTTTGCGATAATTGCTTTATACTCTGTTGAGAACTTGAACATCTCTGGCGGCTTTTCGTTCCATAGTTGTAAATACCAGCCCATTAAATGTTGTAGTTCTTTTCCGTCTTCTTTTCTGCTTTCTTCTTTTTCTATCTCTTCTTTAAGTCTGGTTCTCAATTCAAATAAAACATTGATGGTTTCCTGAATTTTGCCATCAGTCAAATGTTTTAATGCTTTTTCTATTTTTTTCAACAACTGTTTGTTATTCATAATACGCCTCCCATTTTTTTCATGTGTTTGTATTTAGATTTAATACTCTCTGGATTTCTTCCAAGTCTTTCAGAAAGTTCCTGCAAAATTTCAGATTTGCATCCATGAGCTGACAGGGTGGTAAATATCAGTCTTTCTTCTTCTTTTGAGTATCTTCTTTTTATAGTCATTCCTTTCTGTCTTCTTTTTTCTTCTAAATACTTTCTTCTATACTGCTTTTCGCATTCTTCGCTACAATATTGGTCGCTATCCTGTCTTGGAATAAATCTATTTCCGCATACTCCACATGTTCTTTTGATGTTTTCAACGTCCTGATTTGGCAGTCCAAATACTGGCGGATTGTCGCTGTATATTTCTAATATTCCATTTTTAAGTTGTCCTGTTATAAGGCTTCTGATTTTCTCTTTTATATACTGTTTTAAATAGGATGGTGGATTTATTTCTTTTAACACCATCCAAGGTGTGAAAATTTTCAGTTTTAACATTACTTGCCAGATTTGACCTTCTGTCATACCTACCTCCCTAACGCTTTTGCTACGTTTTCAAGAATACCTTCATTAATTTCTTGAAATTTTTTTGATGCTTGCAAAACTACAGCTACGTCTATAGTTGTCCAGCCTTTGTTTTTTGCATAGTTGTAAATTGTCTTTGTGTCTGTATGTATTCCCATTTGGTTTATTAGTGTTTTTACCGTTTCTTCTGTTATTGGTTGAAGTTCTTTTTTAATTACAAGTCTTTTATGAATTGAGTGTGGATAACTTGCAATGATTTTAGGGATCGTTTGGTCTCCAAGGAATATATAACTAAATGCTAAGTCTTCGTCTTCTGAAAAATCTTTTAATTCATTAAGTAGATGCTGTTTTTTAAGCAGTCTTTGTGCTTCGTCTAATATAAAGACTGGCTTGATGTTTTTGTAAATGATATGATGTTTGATAATGTCTAATGTTCCTTCGTATGTATGTCTTGCTCCACACCCCAAGGAGTAACCTATTAATCTGTAAAGTTTTCCTCGTGTTATGTCGCCATCCGGGACTTTAATATAGAATGTTTCTTTTGATATAGATGAGATTTTCTTTGATGCTACAGTTTTCCCAGTTCCCCAGTTTCCCCAGATTACCGCATGCATCGGCATTGATTGTTCTTCTCTTACTTTTTTTAATGCTAAAATAGTGTCTGTAATGATTTTCTCTACGTGTGTCATTCTAATCCTCCTTGAAAAATATTTAGTTTTGTACTACATTAAGTAATAATTTTCTCTACGTGTATTATTGTTCTCCCCCAAACAGTTTTAGGGGGTCAAACAAGTCCTCAGGTTCTTCCTGAGGCGTTTCTTTTTTCATTTCTTCATTTTCAGCTGCTAAAATACTCGTAATATCTAATATCTCTCTGTTTTCTCTAATCTCTTCTTGTCTAATTTTTTCCAATTCTTCATTTAGCTTTGCCTTTCTTTTACTTATTCTTTTCTCTTTGTTTTTAGCTTCTTTAATTTCTATTGTTTCAAGAGACGGAACATCCTTTGAGATGAGCTGAGCATATCCAAGCTTGACTTTTTCTTTTTCGTCCCAGACTTCAATAATCTGTGCGTTTTCTAAATCACGGTAGCATACGACAGTTGGTGCTTTTGACTTCCTGCCGTATTCTCCGTAGCGTTGCTCTTGAGGATAGTAAAACTCATAGGCAAGATTATCAATTGTGATTGTGTTGTTTCTAATAGTTCTCACGAATCTTTCTCTAAATGCAAGTCTAATGCTGTCTATGTCAACTTGTCTATACTTTATACTTTGATGCAAAATTTCAGGTATAACTGGCTCATTGAAATGCTCAAATTTGTGTTCTGAACGGTTATATGTTTCAATGGCTGTTTTTAATGCATCTTCAAAGTTTTGATGTGTTTTTATGTAATATCTTAATGTATCTTTCAAGTCTCTGAATGCTCTTTCAATTAGCTTCTGATTTGGTCTTCCTGGAATGGTATTTCTGTGTTTAATGTTCAACTTTTCTAATCCATTCTTGATAAGTTCTGTTTTTAATATTGCTTCATTGTCCGTAATTATCTTTTCAGGAAGCCCATACTTTTCAAATAGGTTCATCAAATACAGAGCAATATCAAGGGTGCTAAATGCTCTGTTGTAATATTGGACATTAGTGTCTTCCTTTACTTCTTTATAGAAAGCGTCCAGAAAACAGCCCGAATATCTTTCTCTTGTAATGAATATGTGATAATGCTTTCCACCGTAGCTATAACCAGTAGCGTCAATTTCCCATTCTGCTGGGTTTCTTGTTAGCTTGCCTCTGCTGGTTATATACTTAACTACTTCTTTTTTATCCAATCTCTTCTGTTGCAATTTTTCATAGCTTCCGAATTCTTCTTTTATAAAGTTTCTGATGAACCTGTACCACTTTTGATATGAGCTTATACCTGCAAATTGTAAATCTACTTCTAACAGCTTATAAATTTGTCTAAGAGATAAAAACCTTGATTTTCCTTTTTCTTTGTTTGTTATAAGCAGTAAATCTATAATTCTTGATTTTAATTCTTCTGATAGTTCTACTTTTTTCTCATTTTGTAATCTTAGTTCTGCGTCTATCCAGCGTTTGATGGTTGAAAAGTGGACTTTTACACCCACTTTTTTTAAAATTTGTTGTATTTGTCTTAGAGAGTAGCCTTGTGAATATAATCTTACTGCTTTTGCTATGACTTGTTTTTTATCCATATCACCAGCCTCTTTTAGCTATTTTTGACAACTCCCTCATTTCTTCTAATACTTCTTCAAACATTGGCAGAGCTTTAGCCCAGCCGATTTTTAAAGCTATTTGGTTCATATGTAGGGTTAAATCAGCTTTTAACCTTTCATATAACTCTTCCTCAGTTGCTGGTGGGTCGTTTGGTGGTCTTCCGCCATAAGACCTTTTTTGTCTTTCTTTTTCTTCTTCCTCTTCCCATTTTTTCCTTGTGTATTCAGCCGCTTGTCTTTGTATTTCCGGGTCATTTGCAATTTTCATAAGCTTTTCGTAAGAGATTTCGTCTTCTATGTCATAAAAATCTGATTCTTCTTCTGAGTGGGTGGTGGGTTCGTCGGAATCTGCAATTTTTGCAGGTTCCGACATTTCTCTTTCCCAATCCGAAATTGTGTTCCGAGCTATACCCAGTTCTCTTGCTACTTCTTCCTGTGTATATCCTTGTCTTCTCATTTCTAACGCTTTTTCTTTTATGTCATCAGGTTTTGCTTTTCTCTTAAGACCAGATGTCCAATAGTAAATGGTACGCTCTGAAACTCCGAAGATTTTCATAAGCTCTGTGATTTCTACTCCTTCCATATAAAGGTTCTGTGCGAGAATTCTCTTTTCTTCTTTCAACAATGGCAATCCGTGTCTGTTTTTTGTGATTGCCATTATTTTAGCTTCTAACATATCTTTAAGCTCTACCACTTCTGCCTTTATCGTCTCTCTACCAAGTCTTTTAGTAGCGAGTAGTCTATGCATTCCATCAATAAGCCAATACTCCTCGCCTTTCTGCCAAACTGTGATTGGTGGAAATTCAGACCCAAGCTCCATTGCTTCTTTGTACTCTTCTACTTTGTCTTCTACAGTGTGGGTTTCCACTCTCGGAAGCAGTCCTTGAATAATATCAATCTTAGATATCGGAATTTCCCTAACGCCTAAAACTTTCATTCTTCATTGCCTCCTTGGGTTGATATCTCTATTAATTCTTTTATGATTTTTTCTACGATGGTCTCATAGTCATTTTTAGAAATATCACTCGTATGCTCTAATCCATACTCAGACAATACGCTTTTTACAATAGTCTTCACAACTTCATTGGAAATGCCGTGTTCTTTTGCTGTCTCATTTGCAATAGCCCAGAGTCTTTTTTTCTGAGCTTCTGAGATTTTATCTTCTTTGTCTTCCGATGCTTCTTTTGCTGGTTCACTGACTACTTCATTAATAACTGACTCTGACACTTCTGATTCTTCATACGGGAGAGATGTAGTTTCTTCCGGGAATGCCAAGCGGAAAGCTTGACTGATTGCCGTCTTTTTTAGCATAAACAACGGCATGCTCTTCCAATTTGGCGTGTCTTTCTTTGCTTCGCTTAAATAAACACGCCATTTAAGCGGATGGTTCCAGTCTTTTCTATAAATTACTACTTCAGCATATACATCAATTTCATCTTTACCAACTACTACATCCCAACCGTTTAATTTTCCCGACCTCTCAGCTCTTTTGATATATTCTGTATAGCTTACGACTACCTGTAAGCTCCCTTTGTATGGAATAAAGTGACATTCCCTCTTGGCAGGGTCTAATCCGAGATGTTTAGCAATAGATATTGCTTTTTTAATTTCCGTATCACTAACCGATGTCAAATGTGGAAATAACATTCTTACAACTTCCACAATGTTATTTTCTGATTTTATTAATGTTGTCATGATTATTTACCTCCTTTAGCTATGCTATCTATCTGTCTCAACAGCTCTATCATTTTTCTGTTTTTCTCTACGTAAGCTTGGAGTTCTTTATACTCCCCAAGCTCTTTTTTGAGTATTAAATTTTCTACTTCTAATTGAGCCTTTTCAGCCTCTAATCTTGCAATTTCTTTATTCATTTTATAATTCATATACTGCCAAGCACTTAAAACTATTCCAACACCAAGCATAACAGCAAGAGTTCTCTTTGCTAATCTTTTGTTTTTCTCATAAGTTTCGTCAAAATTAGTTTTTATCATGTCTTTCTACCTCCTTTTTTACAAAGTCTAAAAACTTCACGACTTTTTTAATATTTTCGAATTCGAATGTTCTGCCGTGTAAGAATACGATAAATTTTCCGTTTTCTGCGTAAATCTTAGCTCTAAGATCCCAAGCTAATTTTTCAGCTGTGTAATACATATCTTCCATCTCTCACTCCTCCTTACTTTTTCTTTACTGCTTCTTTTAAAGATTTAGCAGCTCTAAACACAACAACTTTTCTTTTTGGAATTAAAACTTCTTCTCCAGTTCTTGGGTTTCTTGCTTTTTTTGGCTTTCTTTCTGTTACACCAAAAACACCAAGACCGGGAATAATTACTCTTTCCCCTGAAACGATAGTTAGAACGATCGTTTCGTATACATAGCTGACGATATCGTCAGCTTGAGAGAAAGTGATTTTGAACTTTTTAGATACTGCTTGGACCAGATCAAACTTTGTCATTGCTTTTCACCTCCTTTTTAGATTTAGATTTTTTTTCATTTGATAATTTTTCAGAAACATACAAGTAAACAAGGTATGGGTCATCAAGATACTCGGAGATTTTGTATATAGTAGGAAGAGATACACGACGTCCCGCTAAGACGTCTCTTAAATATCCTTCCCTGACTTTTAGATGTTCAGACAGTTTATTTACTGAGATATTTTTTTCCTTTAGCTTATCTTTAATGTACTTTCTGAATCTCATCAATCCTCCTTTATACCATTATACCATTATTCAATGGTATTATTTTTTAGGTATATACATTATAGAGTATTTTTATACCTTTGTCAAGTCAAAAAGACAAAAAATAGTGATATTCCAATCCTGTGAAATCATCGCTTGTTTAAAGCTTGCATCTAAAAGATAATGAGATTATGAAGTATGCAAGCTTCGGCGATATTGTCTTTCAAATATTTTCTTACAGAGAACACAAAGAGAGCAATCAGTATGCTGTTGCAAAATTGCAGACAGTAATCGCACCAAGCAGTCTGCAATATCTCGGTAATGAATTACAATCACTTGAACTATCTGTCAATTTTCACAATGCATTTTGTAATCCGCTTGAAGAATATCAAAAACTCAAAGACTTAGCCAAGCAAGGAGAACCACAGAAATTAATTATCGCTGAAAAAGTTATCGGTGATTTTGTAATAGAAAGCATAGATGCAGAATATCAGCAAATAGACGCATACGGTCAGCCTGTTGATATTACGTTAAATGTCAGATTTACTGAATACATCAAAAAAGAACTTCAAAAGAGAAAAACAGCAAGCAATAAAAAGAAAGGCAAAGCTGTCAAAAAGAAAAACAACCAACAAAAGCAAAACTTACAGCAGAAAAACAACTATATAAACATGCTTGATAAGTGAGGTAAGAGATGAATTTCATTAACTATGTAGTCAAAGAAGGCGATAGATGGGATACAATCGCATATGAAATGTATAACGACCCATATTTATATGAAATCATTATTCAAGCAAATCCTCAGTTTTTAGCACATGCTTATCCACCGTCCGGAGTTGTTTTAAAAATTCCAGTTCTGGAGATAGAAGACACTGACAACCAGGAAGTAATTAATCCGCCATGGCAAACAGATTAGAACTATACAAGCCGTATTTATACGTTGAAATCAATAATAACAACGTATCGGCTTATATAACACCATATCTAATTTCGTTTAGATACACAGATAACGACGGACTTGATAAAGACGAAAGCGATGATATAGAGATTGAAGTTGAAGATAGCACTTATTTTTTTAGAGACAATCCACCGGCGAGAGGCTCAAGTCTTAAAGTCAGGTTCGGTTATGAAGAGATAGTCAAAGACGCAGGAACTTTCTTTATAGATAGCTACAACTTTAACTATAGCCGTTCTGGAGCAACTTTTACGATTAAAGCTTTAGCTAAAGATGTCAAAGCATCATTTAGAACTCTAAAGACAACAGCATTTGAAAATACAACATTAAAAAAGATTGCAGAAGACATAGCCAAGAAAAACGGATATAAGCTGTTTTTTGAAGGCAACGATATAAACTTTCAGAGAATAGACCAGTATAAACAGAGAGATTTAGAGTTTTTACAGAAGCTATGCAAACGATATGGCTACAACTGCAAAATTGCAGATAAAAAGATTGTAATTAGAGATTTAGAAAAAAGCTTAAGCAGTTCTGGAATATACGTAATTACTCCAGAAATCACTATTGATTTAAATATAGAAGTAAGCAGTCTTTATGCATCAGATGTTGATGTTGTTTATTTAGACCCAGCCAAGAAGGACAGCATATCAGATAACAAAAAGACGAAAGTAAAAGCATCAAACGATAAACAAGTTGAACGTGTAAGAGTAGAAAACAAAAAACAAGCTGAAAAGATAGCATCAGCACAGAAAACTCTTAACGAAATGAAGGAACTCAAGGGCAGGATAACCACTATCGGAATTCCAAATGTCTATGCATCTTCTCAAATAGAACTTAAAGGCTTTGGAAAGTTTGACGGCTTGTATTACTGCTCTACTGTGATACACGAAATTAGACGTGATGGCTATACAACAGAAATAGAGTTTTTGAAAAATCCAAATCAGGCAGGTAAGAAAAAATGATTAGAAGAGGCATTGTTGTAGCAGTAGATGAAAAAACAGCAAAAGTAAGAGTCCAAATGCCTGACTTAGATAACATAGTTTCAAATTGGCTCCCGGTCTTACATCATAAAACACATCAAGACAAAGCTTATTGGTTGCCTGACCTAAATGAGTATGTAATCGTAGCTTTTGACGAAGAGGGAGAGTATTCGGACGGATATGTGTTAGGAGCTATTTATAATGAATCAGATAAACCTCCAGTGGCAAGTAAAGATAAATACTTTATTAGATTTAATGATGGAACTGAGATTGAATATGACAGAAAAGCACACAATCTAAGAATCAGTGTAAAAGGCAATATCACAATAGAAGCAACAGGCAATATCGTAATTAAAGGCTCAAGAATAGACTTAAACCCATAGGAGTAATCAATGCCAGCTGTTGTTAGACTTGGTGATAGTTGTAGCGGTCACGATTGCTATCCAGCAAGAGCAAACACGCAAGCATCCGAGAATGTATTTGTTAATGGTAAAGGAGTTCATAGGCTTGGTGATGCTTGGGCTACTCATTGTTGCGGTATTCCTTGTCACAGCGGAACGGCTGCATCTGGCTCTTCAACTGTATTTGTCAATGGCAGGCCAATCTGCCGTGTTGGTGATAGTGTAAGTTGCGGCTCTACGATGGCAGAAGGCAGTCCTGATGTTTTCGCCGGATAAATTCACTGTGAAATCATTGCTTGTCTAATAAACACATCTAAAAGATAATTAAATCATGAAAGTAGTAGAAACTAATCAGCTTAATAGCATTATGCAGAATGTAAAGATTATACTGACAACGCCAAAAGGAACTGACATTCATAGACCAGACTTTGGCTCTAATCTGTATCTCTTTATAGACCAACCGATGACAGCAATCACAAGAGGGAAAATTATGGCAGAAATAGCTGATGCAATAGAAATTTGGGAGCCACGAGTGAAAGTTAAGAATATCTCGCTGAATAAAAGCTATGAAAGATTATTAATCAGCATTGAATTAGAAATAAAAGACGCAGGAGAAATAATAGAGATACCGCTATGGCTGAATTCGTAAATACAGATGCAACTTATTATGAGTCTTTGCTGATTGATGCTTATGAGAAAATAACAGGTAGAACTCTATATCCAGCAGACCCTGAGAGACTTTTAGTAAACTTGCAAACATACGCAAGCACTTTACTTGCGATAGCTATAAATGAGACAGCTAAACAGAACTTATTAAGTTATGCGAGCGGACAAAACTTAGACAAGTTAGCTGAATTCTACGGAGTTAAAAGATTACAAGCTCAGTCAGCAAAAACAACATTGAGATTTTATATTGATGCACCGTTAAGCTTTGACGTTGTTATTCCGGCTGGAACAAGAGCAACACCGGATGGCAACATCTATTTTGCAACTTTGCAGGAAGCTAAGATATCAGCGGGAAGCTTATTCGTAGATGTTTTAGCTTCTTGCAATATTGCAGGTAGCATCGGCAACGGTTTTTCAATCGGACAGATAAACAAGCTTGTTGATGTATTGCCATATGTCAGTAAAGTAGAGAATATAACTACATCTATGTATGGAACAGACACAGAAGATGATGAGAGATTTAGAGAAAGAATAAGACTATCAATTGAGAGATTTTCCAATGCCGGAAGCAGGCAGGCTTACATCTATCACACGCTTTCTGCACATCAAGATATAGAAAATGTAGAAGTGTATAGCCCAAGCCCAGGGATTGTTAAAGTTATATTTACTGTCAAAGGTGGAAATATACCAAATGCAGATATGATTAATACAGTTAGCGATTACTTATCATCTGAAAAAGTAAGACCGCTGACAGACCAAGTAATAGTATCAGCACCAACTATTGTTTACTACGATATCAACTTCACTTATTACATAAACAAAAAAGATGAAGCTAAGTCTTTGATTATTCAGAACGCAGTAAATCAAGCAGTTAACGATTTTGTCAATTGGACTAAAAGCAAAATCGGAAGAGATGTATTACCAGAAGAACTTATAGCAAGAGTGAAGAATGCTGGAGCTTACAGAGTGGATTTAACAGCACCAAGCAAGCAACAGCTAACTATAGAGCAGATAGCATATGTAAATAATATAAATGCTGTGTATGGCGGGCTTGTAGATGATTAAGGAATTAACACCATCAAGCATAAAAGAGCTTCAACATATCGTTGATACGTTTGATGTTAGTTTTGAAGACATAAAAGACAAAATCATCAATGTCTTAATCTATTCACGCATTGATGAGATAGAAGACGAAAAGCTGCTGGACTTACTTGGCTGGCAGTTTCATATCGAAGGCTACGAAAAAGCACAGAATATACAAGAAAAACGCAATCTAATTAAAAATGCAATTGAATTACACAGATATAAAGGCACACCATACGCAATAAAGAAAGTTCTTGAGTCCTTAAATCTGAATGCAGAATTGCAAGAATGGTTTGATTATAGCGGTGACCCATACAGATTTAAAGTTCTTGTCAAAACTGTAATTCAAGATGAAGACATCTATAAAAAAGTAGTTGAACTTATTAATGAATACAAGAATACAAGAAGCTGGCTTGATGCGATTGGATTTCATAGAGAATATACAAATAATGTTTATTATGCATTTGCACAAAAAAACGGGAAACACTATCATATCGGCTTACACACGGACACATCAGTTGAGTCTTATAACATCCATACCGGCTTTACTCAGAGAGTCGCAACATCATATCAGATAGGCGTATATAAACCTCAAACATCAGTTGATCCTAACACCGTTTACACTGGCTCCGCCCAGAGGATAGCAAGCTACATGGCTATATATCCAGCTAATTAGGAGGTAGGAAATGGCAGATTTTAAAGGCACGATACTAACGCAAAAAGGCAGAAATCTTTTAGCTAAATCTCAAACCGGAGCAACACTAACTTTTACAAAAATAAAACTCGGCGACGGGATTTGGTCTTCAAATACAGACCCAACTCAATTAAACGATCTTGTTTCTGCCAAGCTAAATTTATCTATACAAGATATCCGGGTGGTTGACGACGGAACAGTTCGATTAAGGTTCGTGCTAACCAACACCGGTCTTTCTGAAGGCTTCTTCATGCGAGAAATCGGAATTTACGCCCAAGATCCAGACATTGGCGAAATCCTCTACGCCGTAGCCTACGCAGGAGACCGTGCTGATTTTATTCCTTCTGATGGCGTCACTAAAGTTGAGAATATAGTTGATATCTATACCGTAATCGCCAATTCTCAGAATGTCACCGCAGTGATCTCCGATACGGTTGTTCTTGCAACAAAGCAAGATATAGACACAATCAAACCTGAAGCCAGCCCAACAGCACCAAACATTGTCTATCCCGGGAAGCTGTGGGTTGATTCAAACAGGTTTCTAAAATACAACGACGGCTCAAGCTGGCAGGATTTAAAGGCATCCTTCGCTGACACAGTCGACGGGTTCCATGCAAGCCAAACACCTGCTCCTAATACTATACTTCCGCTTAATGCAAATGGTAGGATTTATGATTATGTAGCAAGTGGAAGACAAGCGTTTGACCCACCTGATTTTACAATGTCAAATTCTACAGAGTATTTTATTGGAAGTGTATCTATAACTACACCTTCTTGGTCTCCAAGCGGGGCTTGGAAAGTGATTTTTATAGTTAGGTCTTATTTTTATAGTAATTCATCAGGGTTTAACAATTTTGTTAATAGAGTAAAATTTGGATCTGCTGTAGTTGAAAGTGGATCTTGGTTTTGGAATGCTACTGCTTCAGGTTTAGGGATGGGAATTGATAATGTGTTTTTATTTTCTGGTTTAGATAGTGGAGTTTTAAATAACTTTGATTTTTATGTTGTTCAAGGTCGCGGTAATGCAAATGCAGTGTTTCAGAGCATGATAGTTGATTGGTATTTAATACCTGCATAAAGGAGTGGAGAATATGTTTGTATGGTTAGAGAATGGTAAATTAAAAGTAGCTTTTCAAAAAGAACATGCTCCAGAAGATGCGATAGAGATTGACACTTTAGGATTGACACCTCTCCCTCCCATTGAGGCTTTTATAAAAGTAGAAAACGACAGAATTGTTAAGAAAAGTCAAGATGAAATTTTGCAATGGTTTAAAGATGAGAAAATGAAAAAGTTAAAAGATTATGTAGCTTCACTATTTCAAAAGACTGATTACGTTATAACAAAAATATCCGAAGCACAACTACTTAATGATTTATTAGAATTAGAAGCACTAAAACAAAAATACTCTTTACAACTGCAAGAAAGAGAGAACATCAGAGCTTGGAACGAGCAAATGAAACAAGCTATAAAAAACGCTGCTACTATTGAAGAGTTAAATAGTTTAGAAATAAAATTTGAAGAACCTTAAGATGTTGGAGAAAAGTAATTGATAAGCTTAAATTCTAAAACAACTATCTTTTTAATAGTTGGCTTTTTACTCGGCAGTATCTTAATTCTTATAAATGCATCAAACAAAATTACAGAACTTAGACAAGAAATTAAACAGCTGCAGACACAACTGCAAAATTGCAAAGACACTAACAAGGAACTGATAAATAAAATTCAAATACAGCAAGCAGAGTATCAAGAAGCACAGAAAAAGCTAAAAGAAGCTTACAGCAAGCCAACCAAAAGAGTTTACATAAAACAAGTAGTTAAAGAACCTGTATATATTACAAACGAAGACTGCCAAAAAATGGCTGATTTGATTAGACAAGCAGAAGAGCAACTAAAATGAAAAAGCTTTTGATTATTACAACTTTCTTTATCTTATCTTGCTCTCAAGTTAAATATGTTGAAAAACCTGTCTATTTAAAATGTCAAATCCCAGAAGTTCCGAAAACTCAAAAACCTCTTTTAAAAGATGATATGTCATATCCTGAAAAATTGCAGAATTTACTCAACTATATGTTTGATTTAGAGAAAGAGAATGAGTTGCTACGAAAGTCTCAGGAGGTTTGTAAATGAGTATGATAAAAGGTTTGATTAGATATTACGGATTTGAGATAATTTTTCTCTTTATTACTTTACCTATAGCTATTCTCTTTTCATATGATAGCGATTCGCTTATATCGGCTATAGCAAGAAAATACTCTATATGGGCTTCAGGTTTAATTGCCGTGTTTGTTGCAAGGAGATTAAAAGTCGGAGAAATTAATTGGGAGCATCCGTATGATAAGATTTATACTTTTATTCTTATTATCTACACTGCACTTATCTTTAGCTTGGGATAAGTGTTTATTAATTGAAGCACCGACAAAAGAAGCTACAGAAAAGATTATCTCTTCAAGTTATCCATACTGGTATAATCTGGCTGTTGCGAAAAAAGAGACGCATTGTCTTTGGTTGACTTCACTTGACGGGCATGGTTCAGTTGGATATTTCCAGTTAACACCTAAATTTTTAGACCCAATATTAAGACCACTTTATCCTGACTATACTAAATCTTATTCAAAAGACCATTTTTACGCATTTGCTTATTACATAAAATCTCTACATAACTCTAATCCATCTAACAAACTCTTTATAACCTATCAAAGATACAACGGAGGAGATTGGGTCTTAAAAGAATGTAAAAGAGCAGGAACATACGAATGGAGTAAATGTAAACAGGCATGTAGAAGAGGTATGGTATGTGTATGGAAAGTAGGAAGCAAATGCAGACAATACCGAAGTGCTTGTGATATAAATTATGAATATTCAGAATTAATATATAGATACGGTCAGAAATATAGGAAAGGTATTGATTTATTGCCTTATTGGTAGCTTGGCATATATAAAAAATATAATCTGACATACTAAAGGGTGGGGAATACCTGCAATTTTTGCAGATTCTCCCCACTTGTTTTTGTTTGAAATCTGACATAAGAAGAGAGGGTTTCGTCGGAATCTGCAATTTTTGCAGGTTCCGACATTTTATCATGAAATTTAAAATTGCAAAATTGCAGTTAATTTTGTATCAAAAAAATGCAACACTTTTGTATCAAAAAAATGCAACACCCTGCAAAAATGCAAAATATATTTATTGAATAAAGTTTATTTTTCAAAGACTTAAATGCTGTCCCGTTATTTTCAAAATAGTCCAAAATAGTCCCGATTAGCTGTTGCATTTTTTTGAAAAATTATACCATCACCG